CTCTTGTTGGAGAAGATCCTCTTGCTTCTGTTTTTAAGGAAGTTTCTGATGTCAAGAAAAAGTTTATAGAATCTAAAAAGGAAGAGGAGAAGAAGAAAAAGATAGAAGAAGATAAAATAAAAAAAGTTGTTGGTGATAATCCTTTAGAGTCTGTATCATTCTTCACTCAGGTTGCAGATCTTAAAAAAGAACAAAAGCAAGATAGAGAAAATAAGAAAAAGAAACTTGCAGAAGAAAAGAGAAAAATAGAAGCAGAAGAGAAAAGAAAGATTGAAGAAGAAAAGCAGAAAAAAATAAAAGAAGAAGCACAAGCACAGTACAAGCAAGAAAAAGAAAAAAGACAGATAGCAGCTTTAGAAGACTGGTTAAGACCATCATCTGAAGAAGTTGTCGTTCAACCAGAACCAGTAGCAGCAGAACTAACAGAAGAAAAAGATGCTGTTGATCAGGCACTAGAAGTTCTTGGAACACTTAAGACTAAAGAAGAAATTCGTGAGAATGTTGATGATCCTGATATTAAAAAGATACGTCATGAACTAGAGTATCTTAAGAATCTAATTAGTGCTCAAGGTGGTGGTGGAGAAACACGACTTCAGTATCTTGATGATATTGTTGGAGTTGCTACAAACCTCAATGAATATGATGGAAAGTTCCTTCGAGTAGATGTAAGTACTTACGGTAAGAAATTTAGGTTTGCTGAAGTTGAGACAGCAGGTATTGGTGGAACATGGAAAGTTGATAGTGTAGGTATTCATACCACCAAGAATATTGGTGTTGGTGCGGAGGCAGTATCAGGGAAGAAATTATATGTTTCTGGTGATGCAGAGATCACTGGTGATATTTCTGTTGGTGGAACAATAACTTATCAGGATGTAACTAATGTTGATTCTGTTGGTATTATTACTGGTAGAAAAGATTTACAAATTCAAGGTAACTCAACATTACTAGGAATTACCACTATAGGTAGTTCTAATGTTGGTACAGGTGGAACAGTACTCCTAGTTAAAGGTGATGCTCGTATCACTGGAGTACTTACTGTTGGTGAATCTTCAATTACCATCGATGGTAACGGCAATCCAAACATTAGTGTTGGTATTGTTACCATCAGTGAAAGTGCAGTTAGTGTTGGTGAAAATGTAACCATCAACTCTACTGCATCTGGTATCAACTCTGCACCCAATGTTCTTTATGTTGCAAAAGATGGTGTTGATACAAATAATGGAACATCGATTGATAATGCGTTTTTAACTATTGCAGCAGCAGTTGGAGTTGCTAAATCAGGAACTACTATCAAAGTAATGTCTGGTAATTATGTTGAGACTAATCCTATAGAGATACCTGCATTTGTTGCGATTGTTGGAGATGATCAAAGATCCGTAAAGGTTCTTCCTAATACAACAGATAAAGATTTATTCCATGTAAGAAAGGGTTGTAAGCTTGCAAACATGACATTTAGTGGTCATTTATTCCCCGCTGCTGCTGTTGGTTTCCCCACTACTGAGATTGCAGAAAATGTGGGTGGTGGTAAATGGAAAGGACCATATATTCAAAACTGTACGAGTGATACAACAACAGGAACTGGTATTCGCATAGATGGATCTCAGGCAAGACTTCTTAAGGCAATGAACGTTGATTCATTCACCCAGTATAATCAGGGTGGTGTAGGTGTTGCTGTAACTAATGGTGGATTTGCACAGTTAGTATCAGTGTTCACAATATGTTGTGATGAAGCAATCAGTTGTGATGCTGGTGGTCAAGCAGATCTTGCAAATAGTAACTGTAGTTTTGGAACTAAAGGATTGGTTGCTCGTGGAACTGGATCATTACAATATAAAGGCACAGTAAGTTCTACTGCTGCTGTATCACAGGATAATGTGACTTTAGATTTATCCACACCAACCTTAAATATATCAAACTTTGATTATACACACACTACTGGTATTGCCACGGTAACTGTAACTGCCAATCATAACTTCTCAGTTGGAATGGGTGTAACCCTATCTGGTATTGGATTAACATGTGCGTATGGAAGCAAAACATACCCACATAAACGTCCTTATATATTTGAAGTTGATGAAGTTCCTACTGTAAGAAAGTTTGTAGTCAATGTAGGAGTATCTACTCTTGCTCATACTTATGTTTCTGGTGGAACTGCTAAAGTTGATATTGATAGACCATATGATGGACAAGTAGTTTACTTTGATCAGTTATATAATTCAGTTCAAACTATTACAGTTGGATCTGGTGGAACAGGATATACCTCAACTCCAGAAGTAACAGTCGATGCTCCTTCTGGTCCTAATGGGGAAAGGGCAACAGCATTTGCAACGTTAGAAGGTGAGTCAGTTGCTTCTATCACTATTATTAGTAGTGGTAATCAGTATACAGAAACTCCAAACGTAACTATTTCTAGTCCAAATGTGGGTGTCAATACAGCAACTGCTACTGCCACAACATCCTCCATTTATTACACAATAAATAGTTCAACCCCAGTAGTATCTGGAATATCTACATTAACACTTGACTCTAATTTATTGAATAGTGTTGGGGTAGGATCAACTGTATTCTTCTTCCAACAAAGTAAGATTATTGCTAGTTCACATACTTTTGAGTATGTTGGATCTGGAAATGATATCACTACTGCTACACCAAAACGTGGTGGAGTTACTGTTCAGGAAAATGAGGTTGTTACATCAGACGGTGGAAAAGTCATTTATACCAGCACTGACCAAGCAGGTAACTTTAGAATAGGTAATGACTTACAAATTAATCAAAATACTGGTACAATAAGTGGAAGGGCTTTTAGTAAAAGTCTATTCTCTGAAATGACACCATTTATTCTAGCACTAAGTTAATATGGCGCAGTTAGCACTCAATAGATTCCAAACAGTAACACTTGAAGTAAGTACTAGTGAGCAGACAGTTTATACTGCACCCACTGGTTATACTGCTATTGTTTTATATGCCCATATAGCAAATTATGGTAGTGATCCATCTACCGTAACTATGACGCATGTTAGATCCAGTACTTCTACTGAAATTATCAAAAATGCTAATGTGCCTGTTGCAGATGCTTTTGTTCCTATGAGTGGGAAACTAGTCTTAGAAACAAGTGATTCTTTAAAAATACAATCGAGTGTCAATAGTACTCTCAAAGTAATTGTTAGTATCCTAGAAACTGCGAATTAAAATGCCATACATTGTAGGAACAAGTTTACCATCCACTTTAGAAATGTCAGCAGGATCTGTTAGGTCTTCCATTTCTACAACTACTAGTACAAGTGAATCAGTTTTAATATCTGTACCTAAAGATGATTTTAGATCTGTAAATTATCAAATTCAAGCAGTACAAGGAACGAATTATAATACAACAACTATAAATGTTGTTCATGATGGAACTAATACTTTTATGTCAGAATTTGGAACAATTAACGAACCTGTTGGCATCTCTACATTCTCAACAGACATTGCATCTGGCAACTTAAGACTCTTAGGATATCCAGCATCAACTAGTTCAACAACCTTCAAAATAGTCTTCACAGCTATAAATTGATAAATATATAATAGGAATACTCAAATATGAGATAAATGATTGATTTTAAAGCTTTCCGCAATCCATCTGATTTAGAGTGTTCAGAAGAAATTACCGAATCCAAAACTAGAATACCCACAAAATTAGGAAGGATTATTCTAGTAAATTTATCTTGGAGAGGAAGAAATTATACCATTAGATTATTTTTCCCCCAAGTAAAAAAACCATCACGCAGAGAAGTTCAGGATCAGTTGCAGAAAGTCTATCCAGGAGCTAAACTCTGGTATTACCAAGTCTCAGACTATGAACCAGGAGAACCGTTCCTCCACGTCGGAGGAAAATAAAACAAAAAAATTAGAGAAGAAAGTAGAAAATTTAGAAAGAATACTAGAACTACAAAGAAAAACTATAGAGCACGATAAAAAATTTGGACACTACGAAATGATGTAAAGGAGTTATTATGAACGTTGATGACATTTATCTAGGCAACCCGAATCTTAAGAAAGCTAATACTCCAGTAGAATTTACTGAAGAGCAAATTAGAGAATTTCTTAAGTGTAAGGATGATCCTCTTTACTTTGCGAATACTTATGTAAAAATTGTTACTCTTGATGAAGGATTGATGCCTTTTGAACCATATGATTTCCAAGAGAAGTTGATTAGAAACTTCCATGAGAATAGATTTAATATTTGTAAGATGCCTCGTCAGACAGGTAAATCTACAACTGTCATATCATACCTATTGCATTATTTGCTATTTAATGATAGTGTAAATATTGGCATACTTGCAAACAAAGCATCTACTGCTAGAGAACTATTAGGTCGTTTACAAACGGCATATGAGAATGTTCCTAAGTGGATGCAACAAGGTGTCTTATCATGGAATAAAGGTTCTTTAGAATTAGAAAATGGCTCAAAAATCTTGGCTGCATCTACCTCTGCTAGTGCTGTTAGGGGTATGTCTTTCAATATCCTATTCTTGGATGAATTTGCTTTTGTTCCCAATCACATCGCTGATTCTTTCTTTGCTAGTGTTTACCCTACTATTACTTCTGGTCAAAAAACTAAAGTAATTATAGTTTCTACACCACACGGTATGAATCACTTCTACCGTATGTGGCATGATGCTGAGAAAGGTACGAACGATTATATACCAACTGATGTTCATTGGAGTCAAGTACCAGGTAGGGATTCTAAATGGAAAGAACAAACTATTGCAAACACTTCAGAGCAACAATTTAAAGTTGAGTTTGAGTGCGAATTCTTAGGATCTGTTGATACTTTAATTGCACCTAGCAAATTAAGAACATTAGTATATGATACACCAAAGACAAAAAATGCTGGATTAGATGTTTATGCAGAACCAGAAAAAAATCATGATTATTTAATTACAGTTGACGTTGCTCGTGGAGTAGGAAATGATTATTCTGCTTTTACTGTGATGGATATAACAAGTTTCCCACATAAGATGGTTGCAAAATATAGGAACAATGAAATAAAACCTATGCTATTCCCCAATATCATATGGGAAGTAGCAAAGAGTTATAATGATGCATTTATCTTATGTGAAGTAAATGATGTGGGAGATCAGGTAGCATCTATTCTACATTTTGATTTAGAGTATGAAAATCTACTTATGGCATCAATGCGAGGTAGAGCAGGTCAAATTGTTGGACAGGGGTTTTCTGGTAAGAAGACACAAATGGGAGTTAAGATGTCTAAGACAGTTAAGAAGGTTGGATGTTTAAACTTGAAGACTATGATTGAAGAGAATAAATTATTGATTAATGATTATGAAACTATTTCAGAATTAACTACATTTATTCAAAAGAGTAATTCATTTGAAGCAGAAGAAGGATGTAATGATGACCTTGCTATGTGCCTTGTCATATATGCATGGTTAGTTGCACAGGATTATTTTAAAGAACTTACTGATCAAGATGTAAGAAAGAGATTATATGATGAGCAAAAGAATCAGATAGAGCAAGATATGTCTCCATTTGGTTTTATTATGGATGGAACAGAAGAGGAAACTTTTATAGATGAGGATGGTGATATATGGAAAACTGATGAATATGGAGATCGTTCATTTATGTGGGAGTATCGATGAAAGGTTATACTAAAGAAGATATTAAAAGGATCTTAGGATCTTCTTGGCCTACTGTTGATCCAAATCATGAAACTGGCAATCAGATGAGGAGGAGAAAGGGTAATGAGATGAGGGAAGGTAAAAGACCTTACCCTACGTACCCATCAAAAGAATCAAGAGCGGCACAACCTGATAAGTTTGATAAGGATGGTAAATATATTTACCCAGAAGGATCTGGGTTTAGTTATGTTCAATACTTGAAAGATAATCCTGACTCGACAGAGGCAGGAACATATGGGAGTAAAGTATCATGATTGATACATCACTAAGTTCTATTAGAGTATTTTTAATAATAGTATTAGGAACAGTATGGATATATTTGCTTGTAGAATATTTGGCAGTTAAATCAACGAAGAAATAATGGAATTAGATAAACAATTAAAACTTGGTCATTTATTATTGTCAGAAAGAAAATGTAGAGTTTGTGGTGAAACTAAAAATTTATTAGATAGTTTTTATTTAATTAGGAGAGAAAGAGGAGCACTTCCTTCTTCATATTCTTATGAATGTAAGTCTTGTACTATAAAAAGAATTGTAAAGACTAGAAAGAAAGGACTTCCCTTTCCAGAGTGGACTTACCCTGATTGGTAGTTCATGCATTGTTTCCCCACTGAAAATACCCTTTTGAATAAATATTTTCAGATAAACTGAGATTCGGGGAAAAACATGGCGACTCCACAATTGTCTCCTGGTGTGTTAGTCAGGGAAGTTGACCTAACTGTCGGAAGAGCTGATAATGTGCTAGACAATATTGGTGCTATTGCAGGTCCATTTGCAATAGGTCCAGTAGAAGAAGCAATTGATATAACAACAGAAACAGATTTAATAAACACTTTTGGAAAACCACTTTCCACTGATGCTCAATACGAGTATTGGATGAGTGCTGCATCGTTCCTTTCTTACGGTGGTGTTCTAAAAGTTGTTAGAGCAGGTGGTGCTACTCTAAACAATGCTAATGCAAGAAGAGATGGTACTACTGATACATCTTTAATAATTAAAAACTATGACGACTATACACTAAACTATGCAGGTGTAGGTCAAACATTCGGTATGGCTGCTAAGAACCCTGGTTCTTGGTCAAATTCACTTAAGATTTGTACAATTGATGATTTTGCAGATCAAACAATATTAGTTCCATCTGGATCTGGTGTTGCTGTTGGTCAAGGTGCTACTGTTGCACTAACTGGACAAACAATTGTTGGTGAAGGAACAACAGAAAGCTTCACTGGATACCTTAAAGGTATTGTTACTGGTGTTGCTGGAACTTCAGTTAACGTTAAGATTACAGAAAGAGTTACTTCTGCTGGTGTTTCTACTGCAGTTACATACTCAGAAAGAGATCAAGCATCTTCAATCCGTCCAGGTAACACAGTTAAGTTTATTGCTTCTAACGGTACTGTTGCTGCAACTGAAGCACTTTCTTCACAATCATACTCAGTATCTGACTGGTATGATCAGCAAACTCTAGGATTAACTAATTCTACTGTTTACTGGAAGTCTATTGCACCAAAACCAACAACTTCTCAGTTTGCTCAAGATAGACAAGCAAAGAATGATGGTATTCACGTTGCTGTTGTAGATGACACTGGTACAGTTACAGGTATACAAGGTAATCTTCTTGAGAAGTTTACAAACCTATCAAAGGCAAAAGATGCAGTTTCTGCAGTCAATCCTCCACAGAAAATATTCTGGAAAGACTATCTTGCAGATTTCTCAGCATATGTCTATGCAGGTGATGATCCTTCAGATGGTTCTGATGGAG